GGCAAATCAAGACATTGGTGATACGTTAGAAAACGGTCGTGACGGTGAGATCATATGGGTAGAAGATCCCAATACCAGTATGCGTGAAATGAACTTTGGTAACCCTCCACCAGATCAGTTAGGTCTGGAAGCAGATGCACAAAGTTATGAGGAACAAAGTTTAAACGTATCTCAAATGGCAATGGGTGGTGGCCCAAAGGTCACAGCCACACAGGCAAGCTTGTCTGCAAGTTTTGCACAGGTAAACCGCGAGTGGATGCAGTTGCGTGTAGCGGATGCGTATCGGTCTATTGTTCGTAACTCATTACGTATGATGGCTGATGAAAGATATTTGCCTGATGAGTTTTTGGTTAACGTAGCTCAAGACACGGAAGATCCTGTTTTTGAAGCAGTTACGGCAGACCTTTTGCGAATACGATATAAAATAGAAATACAAGCTGGTAGTATGCAACCCTTGACGGAACAACTTGAACGTCAGGATGCACTACAGCTTTTTAATATGACGATTAACTTACCAGAAATAAATCGCATTGAAGCGATTAAAAGTTTATTGGCTTCGTTCCGTGTGCAAGACCCTGACAAATATCTGGGTAACGCTGAAGACGGTGATGCAGTAAAAGCGGCTCAGTTAGAAAATGTAGCCTACCTCATTAATGGTGGTGATCCTGGGGTTACACCTTTTGAAGATCATAAACTTCACATACAGTATCATCAACAAATACAACAACTTCCACAGTTTCAACAATTACTTCCACAACAACAACAACAGGTTATGGGCGTAGTGCAAAACCATGTTCAACAACATCAGCAGATGCTTAACCAGATGGCTCAAGGTCAAGCACCGCAAGCAGCTAGTGGTGGCAGTAATGCCGGAGTAGCAGAGGGCAATATTATGTCACTTGTACGTAGCCAAGCTCAAGAAGTTAGCCAAGCGGTGCAAAACGCACCAGGACAAGGATAATGTTAGTATTTCACGATTATGAATGCGAAGACGGACATCGTCAGCTTGACATACAAAACAATTCTAATAATATTAAACGTAAGATCAAATGCGACCAGTGTGAAAAAGATGCTAACATGTTGTTTATAAAGAGCAACTTTATCCATAATTCGCACAGCAATATGTATGGCAAGTTTCATGCAGGCTTTGGTCAGGTTGTAGAGTCATACAGTCATAAACAAGAACTGTTAAAAAAGTATAACGTGAGAGAGAGTGCCGATGCAGTTGGCGGTTCTCGATGTCACATAACCTCTGATGTAGCAAACTCTGCTTCGTCAGACACCCCTACTCCTTCGTTTGGTAACACACCCGAAGAGGCAGTGGCTCTGGCAGAGAAGAGATATAACGAAGGAGATTAGTAAATGTCTGAATCAGCACTCGCTTTGGACTCCGGTGCGGAAGACTCGTCACCCGATGTAGGATCATCTCAGGATCAGTCAACAGAATCTTCTCTTGAACTGTTTACAGATGACAGCCTTGATTCGGCACAGTCAGAAGACTCTGGACACTCTGATGCACAGTCAGATTTTGACCCACAAAGGCACGATTGGTTGCGTGGTTCAGCAGACGATGTGCCGGAGCAGTATCAGCCGTTAGTTCCGCTTGCAAAAAACATGCAGGCACAGTTTACCAGGACTCAACAGGATCTTGCAGAACAGCGCAGGCAGATTGAAACGCAACAAGGCGAATGGGCTAATAGGGTGCAAAACCTTGTTACACCCCAACAGCAACAAGTAGATCCTGTAGATGCAATGAGGGCAAACTTATCTGAAGATGAAGCTCGGGGCGTAGATGCCGTTGAGCAGATTATTCAGCATAGGGTAGGAAATGTTGTTAATAACTTGAACAGTCAAGTTCAACAGTTACAACAACAACTGTCTACGGCCAATAATTATGTGCAAGGTCAGCAAACTGCGTATATAGCCAACCAAGTAGGTGAAGCAAGGCAGGCTTATGGCGGTGATCTGGACGCTTATACCGATCAGATTGTTGCTACTACAAAGATTACTAACCCTGTTACAGGAAGCGCGTATACAGTTCGTGAGGCGTATGAGTTACATGCAGGCATTACCGCTCAAAAAGCGTCTGATCTGCGTGGAGCTAACAATTCCGCACGAAAGTCCTCAAAAAGGTCTGTCCGTGGTACGCAAGGTGTTGATGCAACGGAAGGAAGCGGCCCACTTAGCGACTCCGATGTATTGTCGGGTCTTTCCAAATTGGGTTTTGAATAAGGACAATAGAAAATGGCAGCAACAACAACTTCAGAAAGCTGGGATGCGGCTTGGACGCTTACGATGCGGGCCAAACGCAAAGAGTTAACCGATAACTTCTTTGACGCATACCCAACCTTAGATATGTTTCGCTCCGGTGGAGCATTGGTCACCGACAACGGTGGCAAAGAAATACAGGCAGATATTTTGTATGCTGGTAATTCAGCGCAATATTTCTCAGGCTATGACGTTCTAAATACGGATGCGGTAGACGGAATCACGGCCGCTTTTTATCCATTTAGATACGCCGCAGTGCCTATTACCATTAACTTTACCGAAGAACAAGAGAACCGTAAGCGCGAAGCAGCGATGTCGCTGTTAGAGGCCAAAACTCGTCAGAGTATGTTGACCTTGCGCGATCAGATTAATACTTCTCTGTATTCTGCACAGACAGGTAAAGCTCCGTTAGGTTTCCAAGACATTATTGCTGATGCACCTGGAACTACTCCAACTACGTTGGGTGGTATCACGGTGGGTGGTAATACGTGGTGGAAGAACAAAACGGAAGATGCTTCTGGCGATACGTCATTTAAGACGATTACCGGAACAAACTTTTATGAAGGTATGATTCGTATGGCTAACCTTTGGAATGCAACGTCCGAAGGCAATGAACAGCCTACAAACATATTTACCACAAACTCTATTTATGCTTCGTTTGAAGAGATATTTGAAGGCACTGGCTATCAGCGTCTTTCGGGTAACGATTCACCAGGTGTAGATGGTCGTTTGCCATCGTTCCGTGGTATTCCGGTGCAGTATGACCGTGACTGTGGATCGGGTCGTATGTATTTCTTCAATACCAATTACTTGAAGATGCACATGCAGTCAGGCATGAATTTTAGCAAGACTCCATTCCGCGAAAATTCAAATCAGTTAGCCAAGGTAGCTTTCATAACCGTTGGCCTGCAAGTAGTTACGAACAACCGTAGACGCCAGGGTGTTATTACTGGTATCAGTTAATAGTTAATTCCAAGGTTCAAGCCAATGAGCCTTTTGAGTCCGAAGAAAAGGACAAAGGAGAATGAACAATGAGTACAATACAAAACGCCAACTATGGGTTGGATCGAATCGGAGGAGATGGCGGTCAAAGCATCTACGAAGAATCGTCTACGCCAAAACATAGGCTTGGTGAAAAGTTAGAGTTATCCGATGGTCGTATCTTTCGGTATGCAAGTTTTGCGGCTGCAACAGGTGCAGGTCTTTTGGTTTCTCAGGATATAAGTGCTACAGCTATATCTGTTCAAGACGGCAAGCTAACGGCAGCAGCGGCTGGTGCTACTGAGGTAACGTATACTGATTCGGGTACTGTTGGATCGGCTACAAAAGATCAATATGCTGGTGGCTATCTTCATACCGAAGATGACGCTGGTGAAGGCTTTTGTTATCGTATTAAAAGCAATACAGCAGCAAGCTCAAATGCAGTAACATTTACTTTGTATGACGGTTTGCAGGTTGCTGTAACCACCGCTACTGATACGGTATTTACAGGAAGTTTATACAACCAAGTACGTGCCGCAGTAGGTACTGCTGATTGTATTCCGGCCGGTGTAACTCCAAAATCATTTACTAGTGGTTACTATGGATGGATACAAGTTCGCGGTATTGCAACAGCTTTATCGGACGGTACTCCTCCAGCAGGTGGAGACGTAATGATGTCTGATGCTGTTGTTGGTGCAGTAGAGGTCGCAGATGCGTCTCACGCACAAGTTGGTTATGCTACGTCATTGGGTACTGATACTGGCTACATTGGTATTAATATTCAGTTAAACTGATTAAACATTTCGTGTGGCAGTGGGTAAAACTACTGCTGCACGTTTTTAACGAAAGAGAACACAAATGGCAAAACGTATGGCTCCGCAAAAACAGCAAGAGCATACCCTGCCTGATGAGATCGCAGAAGTAACGTCCACTACACCTGTTGAAGCTCCAACAGCCAGTGTTACGCCAGATCAAATTGCTGACCTTATACTCAAGGGAAGCGATGAGACTAAAGTTGCAATTCGTAAGGCGTTAGACTTGGACAAAACGCACACTCGTCAGCGCAAATCACCAATTACCAACTCACAAGTGCGGAATCATGTACGTGCTGTTGGCGAAGTAACTCACGAACCTGGCTTTGTGCCTGATCCTCCATCACGTATTAAAGATCGTGGTGAAGAAGCCGTTCGTATATGGACAGAACGCTGGTTGGACAATAATGGCGATAACTTGTCTGAATACGATCTTGATCAGTTGGTGTCTACGGCACATCAGTAGATGTCAGAAACTTTTGCACAGGTCAATGCAGCTTCATTTTTTGGAGACTCTGCATTGATTGGAGTTGTAGAAGCAGATACCGTTAAAGCGGCTGAGTCGTTTACCCTTCCAAGTCTTACGACAACGGAACGGGACGCACTCACCGCTGTTAACGGAATGCTTATTTACAATTCTACGGACAACAAGTTTCAAGGCTACGAAGGCGGTTCCTGGGCTAACCTGATATAGAGTTAGCGAATGACAAATTTGCAGATCATTCAGATTGCCCTTAGAAGGGTTGGTCTGAATACAGGTAGTTCTGTTTTTAAAGATTCTGCGCGTGATTATTTGAATATGATCGCACAGGACATAGCTTCGCGTGAAAAATGGAACTGGCTATTTAAGTCTTCTACTTTTAGCACAACCAACGGCACTCGCACGTATTCGTTGGCCAGTGACGTAGTAGCTCCTCTTTCATTCCGTAATGTTACTGAAGACCATGTTATGCTCATCATGTCTACTCAAGACGTTGATGCGGCTGACCCTGACGCTTCTATAAATGGTGATCCTCGATGGGTTGCGATTGATGGCGTAGATTCCAGTGGGAATGTTGAGGTTACGTTATATCCAGAGCCAGACGGCACAGACACTATTGCCTATAGATATTATTCTTCCATACCTACCTTTACTGAATCTGAAGACAGTGATTCTATTAACCCTTTTGTATCTGCTGTATGTCAGCCTGCCTTAATACATGGCATTTCTGCTTTATATAAACAGGAAAAAGGTGACGATCAGGGTGCTGTTTCAGATCGACAGGAAATGGAACGAGTTATTGCAGTTGCCTCTCGTCAAAACATGAACGTGCAAGGTAACAGGTCATACAGAATGCGTAGGTCAGACGATCATATTTCTGGTAAATTTAGCTTTCAGCCCACAGAAGGAAGTATAGGATAATGCCGATTGCAGCTGAATCGTTACGCCTTGGCCCTTGGAGAAGTGGGGTAAACTACAGTCTTCCGGCTGAAGATATGCCACCAGATGGTATTTTTGAGATGGAAAACTGCACCATAGGGTTGGCTGGTGAAGTATCAAAACGAAATGGGTTTGCAAAGTTTAATGCTACCGCCATGAACTCTGGTGCGACAGTAACGGCTTGTGGTCAGGTAGTGTTAGCCGGAACAGAAAAAGCGTTTGCTTTTGCAGGTAATAAGTTTTTTGATGTTACGGGTGGAACAGCAACAGATCGAACAGGCAGTGTGACTATAACGGCTGGTGATGATTATACGTGGGATTGGGTATTAGCCGGAAACACATTAATAGCTGTAAATGGACAAGACACAGACGGCATCAAGTGGACAGGTGGAACGTCAAACGCTGCAACGCTCGACGATAGCTCTCGATTCACAAAACCTAAATGGGTGGCTTTTTGGGAAAACAGGGCTTGGGTTGCAAACATAAACGGAGCCGCTGACCGTATGTGGAGAAGTGATGCAGGTGATATAGAAACCTGGGGTTCGTTAAGTTTTTTTTCATTAGGTTATGACATTACGGGGTTACGTCCATTTCAGAACTATTTATCTGTTCACACAGAGCAAGGCATTCATACACTAACCCCAACAGGTAACTCAACTATACCGTTTCAGCAACAACAACGCACACAGCGTGGAACGATTGCAGGTAAAAGTATTGTTACGGTTCCTGGTGAGCGTCAGTTGTTCGTAAGAGATGATGGCATATACCAATGGTCAGGTGGTGCATCTGTTGAGAAGGTTAGCTTTGCGCTCGACGATAGATACTGGCCTAACTTGAACAAAGCTCGATTACCTTATTCTTTTGCGTTGTATTATCCGTCACAGGAACAGGTTTGGTTCTTTTTGCCTTATGGTGACAACACTCAGACAAGAATGAATAGTGTGGTTGTGTATTCATATCGTCTTAATGCTTGGTTTGGGCCTTACAGTGGATTTGAAAGAGATAGTGTAGCGTTAATTGATGACCTGCCACATGCTGGTGATTTTGCAGGGCGCATTAATAAACACGACAGTGGAACAAATGATGATGGAGATGCTATAAAAGCGTATTTTGAAACGGCCTCTGTTAGTCCTTATGGAGATGCGGTAGAATGTAGATGGTTATACAACCGATTATTGTATGACAATGTGGGCGCGTTTGACATGTCTATATCTCAAGTAGCTGCCGGAGTTGTTTCTAATACTCAAACAATTACAATGGGTAGTGCTGGCAGTGTTTTGGATAGCACATTTGTTTTAGGCAGTTCTGACCTTGCTCCAGATGTAAGTGCATTAACAAGCGATACGGATTTATTCGGTTATGATTCAAGAAGTATGTTAAGGTTTACTAATTTTAATTTAGATGAAACTTTCACTATTAGGCGAACGAGCCTTCAATACAAATCTATTGGCAACGTACGTCAACGTAAGACAGGCATAGAATAATGGCGGTAAGCTATAACGAGATGATGACAGGCAATGGCAAGAAGAATAAAAAAGGTAAAGCGGTTAGCTATCAAGAAATGAACACAGGCGTTGATCCATTAACTAAGGCGATTACTGATGGTAATGCTGGAGGTAATGCTGGAGGTAATGCTGGAGGTTCTTTTGGTGCAAATAACCAAAATACAGCGGTTGGTTACCAAGAGATGATGACAGGAAATAGTTCTCAACAGGGTACGAACAACCAAAATACAGCGGTAAGCTATAACGAGATGATGACAGGCCCACCACCTCCACCGCCTACGGGTAACCTTGCTGCAAATACTCCGGCTAATATGGCCCCAGGAACAGGTGCAACTACTACGCCACCTCCAACGGGTGGAACTGGCTACACTGAAGATACAGCCAGTTCGGCTTTTGGTGGGGCAACAACTCCACCGCCTGATTATAAAAATGAAGTAATGAACGCTATTCGTAATAACCCTGCTGCTTTTAGGGGTGCAGGTATTCGTAACTTTAAGACCGCAGACGGTAAAGGCATTATGGACTTGCCTCCAGAGGTCAGAGCAGAAGTGGATCAGTTTTTAGGTGGAACAGAGTTTCAGCAGATGGCAAGTGTTGGAACAACTCCTACTGCACCCGTAGCTCCACCACCCCCTACACAACAACAGGCACAACAGCCTACGCAACAACAAGCACAAGCACCTGTTGCGACAACCCCACCGCCTACGATGCAACAGGCACAGGCTCCAACTCAGCCTACTATGGCACAGGCTCAAGCCCCTGCACAGCCTACCATGCAACAAGCGCAGGGAATGATAGGTGGGTATACAAATCCATATGCAGAAGCTGCCGCTCAACAGCCTGACACAGGGCTACGGACATTTTCTGGCAGACCAGAATTTAGTCCTATGCAACAGCAACTACAGGAACAACAAAGACCTGAGTTTAGCGACCCATTACAAGATGCTTTACAAGCTCAATATATGAGTAGGATAGGTGGGACAGATGATCCTATCTTAGCTTCGCAGTTAGCCGATCAGCAAATGCGTCAGGAAGAAGCACAACGCGACCTTATAGAGCGTCTTGGAAGATTTGGCGTATTAAGAGGTGGTGGTGATACAGCGGCAGCGTTAGCAAGGATGGGTGAAGGTGATGAGCGTAACCGATTAGCACTCGAGGCTCAAGCCGCACAGCGTGTGCAACAGGACATGTTAAACGCTCAAGGGTTTGGCGAGTCTCGTAGCCGTCAGGACATATCCAGAGGAGACTTTGGTCTTAGAGAAAGTCAAAACGAACAGGACATATTAACTCAGACGTTAAACCGTGATGTTCAAAGGGCCGGACAGACAGGTGAATTTGAAGGTGGTAGGACGTTAGCGGCTCAAGAACAGGCACAACGTATGAGGTTAGCTGAAGAAGCCGAACAAAGAGCCAGAGCAGGGTTAACAGGCGAGTTTGAAGGTGGACAAACCATGCAGGCTGAACGTCAACAGGCAGAGCTTGGAGCCTTAACTGGGCAAGAAGACAGGGCTGAACGGGCTTTAAGTAGCGATCTGTTGAACCAAGGTCAAAGACGTAGATTAAATGAATTAGAAGAAACAAGAAGAAATACAGGCTTCTTGTCTGAAATGGAAAACCAAGAATTAAATCGACTTATATCTGAAGCAGAACAAACAGGTCAGTTTAGAGGTGATACTACACTAAGAGGCCAGCAAGTCGCAAGCAGTCTTGATTCGGAAGATTTAAGGCGTGAATTGTTGCAAACTCAAGAAGATAGAGCGCAAACAGGTTTTGAGTCGCAAGAAGACAGGTTAAGAAATCAAGAAGGAAGATTATTTAGGGAAGAGCTTAGAACACAAGAAGGATTTGAATCAGAGGAAGATCGCTTGGCCGCTGCGGAAGGAAGAGCAGCTACAGGCTTTGAAAGTCAAGAAGATAGGTTGTCTTCTGCGGAAGATAGGGAGCAAACAGGCTTTGAATCAGCAGAAGATAGATTAAGGAACCAAGAAGGAAGGCTATTTAGAGAAGAACTTAGAACGCAAGAAGGCTTTGAAGATGACCTCTTGACTCGCGCATTATCCAGAGATGTAACAGAAGCTGGTCAGACCGGAGAGTTTAGAGGTGACAGAACTGAACAGTCAGAACTGGCAAGAGCCGATAGGTTGGGAAGGTTAGGCGATGAAGCTACTATGGCCGGAAGAGATCAAGACATTGAGTTGATTGGTCAAATACAAGCTGCTATAGGTGCTGATGCTGACCCAGCATTGATTAGAGGTTTAGCGCAAAATCTTAAGAACTTTGATCCGGCCAGTTTAGAGTCAATTAGAGAAGGTATTGATACTACTGTTGATGCTTCTAAAGTAGACACAGGGACTCAAGAATTAACTTCAAATAAGGACGGTTTTAACGTAACTCCAACAGGCAATGAAGACGTAGATACGGCTTTAGATGATTTTATGAACAGAGAAGATTTAGGGTTTAATCCAGACTCAGTTCAAGGGTTTAGAACCACACGCGATGCTGATGGAGACTTGGTTGTTGAATGGAAAGCTACAAAAGGAAATAGCGCACAACCTACTGCATTTAGAGGTAAGTTTAATGAAAGAACTGGAGAGTTTTCTACTATCCCTGGTAAGTATGGTGGGAAAAGAGGAGACACTGGTGAAGATTTTAGATACAAAACGGGATAATTAAAGGAGAATTTTATGCCAGGGCCAATAGCAAGTTTCGCACTAAGTCAAGGTGTTCCGATGGCTATGAATTTAGCATCTCAATATTTTGGTAAAGATGACAGGAAAAGAGCGCAACAGCAAGCAGAGGAACAGCAGGCGCAACAAAGGATGGTTGGCAGTTTTAGTCCAAGAGCGGCCGCTAATATGGCTCAAGAGCCTGTTGAGTATAAGCCTACTGGTATTGCAGGGCTTTTAAACGACCCAATAACGCAAAAACTCGTACGGGGTGTTGCTGAAGATAAATTGTTTGAAAACGGCAAATTTAAAAACCCTTTTGGGCCTTAAAGGCAATATAGGAAAACATAATGGCTATTAGAAATATATTAGGTGCGTTAGGCGGTTTATTAAACAGAAGGCCGGACGAAGAAGATCCGCTTGCCGGACTATCTCCAGAAGCCCTTGCTGGCTATTATGGTGCGCGTTCTCGAGGTCGGGCAAATGACAGGTTAAATCCTTCAGATTTAGATTTAACAGGCCCATTAACTGGCGGTGGGCAAATGTCTGTTCAAGGAGCTATAGACGCTGCCCAACGATCTTCTGAAAAGCAAAGAAGCCAACGCAAAAGGCTTGATGATGAACGAATGGCGCAAAAGTTAAGCGAACGCCAACGTGAAGAAGACAGAAGAATTGATTCCAAGCGTAAGTTTGATGAAAGTAGACGAGATTTGGCAAGAAATAAGTCTCGTGAAGAACAAGAAGCAAGGATGTCTCGTCAAAACCTGACAGATGCTCAAAGCGGTGCAAGGTCAGATATTCAAGACAGAGAATCCAGAGATCGAATACTTGAAGGCATTATGCAAGGTCGTGCCGAAGTTCAAGCGCAAGAGCAAGCAGATCAGGACTTAATTAATGAAAACGAACAAAATTTTTTACAAAACCAACAAGAAAGGTTTTTGGGAAAAGAACCAGAGCGATACTCTCGTATGTTGGCAAATCAACGGTTAGATAAAAACATAGAAGATATAAGGGCAAAAGATTTATTAAGAAAACGAACAGAACGATCTGACCAGTTAAAGGCTGAAGGGCTTTCTCGTAAGCCACAAATTGGGTCGTTTGACCTCGACGTTAACCAACAGTTAAATCAGCAGTTTCCACCTACACCGGAAGAAGCTGTAGAAGAAGAACTAAAGAAGACAAGTCCTACGGCTTCTGTAGAGCCACCCGTAGAACCTCCTGTTGAACCTGCTACCAATGAAGATTTTAGTTTTCTTGAAAATCCAGAAAATGTTTTTCAAGACACGTCTGACATGAAAGTAGAAGAAGAATATGATTTACAACAAGCACCTGTTAGGGTCAGAGAGGGTGCAGTTTCTCCGGCAACTGGAAGTAAATTGCGTGGGACTATGAGTGAATACGAAACGGAAGATGAGTTAGAACAAAGATTGCGTGAAGAAAAAGATTTAGAGCGGAAACAAGACGCTTTAGATTTTTACAATAAGTCAAAAGGTTCTCGTTTATTTGATCTTCCAAGCTCTTACCATGAAAACCTACAAAAAGAAGTTGATGCAAGGACAGAAACGCCTACAGAAAGAACGCCCACTTTTTTTGAAGAAGGGCCAGAAATTAAAATTACTTCGAGTGAAGAATTAGGTGATTCTTTTGATGAAGATCAAACATCAGGAATAGCCAACTTTAGGGGCAATAAAGATGTTCCTTTTGGAGACATTAGCGGAAGAAATGATCCTTCTGTGTTGAGCGCAGAAACTTATTATGACAGTTTGGGGCCATCTAATGATCCTGGAGAGCTTGGAAGCTACAGGACGCTTGGAGGAACCCCACGAACCGTCACAGACGTTACTGCCCCTGTGATCGTGACTGGGAAAC